CGAAAACTATCGGCGCATTAATGGGAATTGACATTAAAAATGTTTATTGGAGCGGCTTTTTTTCACAAGGCGACGGCGCATGTTTTGAAGGACGTTTTGACCAAACAAGGGGCGCATTAAAGGCAGTAAAAGAATATGCTCCAAAAGATAAAGAACTACACCGTATCGCCAAAGGATTGCAAAGCCTAAAGCCTTTTGGAATTTACGCAAATGTTAAACATTCTGGTCATTATTATCATGCTTTGCATGATGAAAAGGAAATTACAGCAGAACAAGAGGAAGCCTGTATTGAACTGTTAAGGGATTTTATGAAATGGATATATAAAACGCTTAACGCTAGCTATGACTATTTGACAAGCGAAGAAGCTATTGTTGAAACAATTAACGCCAATGAGTTTGAGTTTGACAGTCAAGGTAATTTAGCATAGCCCGCCGGAGCTTATCCGGCAAAAACTAAAAAAAGGAGGCGACAAAATGAAAACGTTAAATTTTACCTTTAGAGGAGAACATTACAGCGTCAATAAACAAGGGCATATAAAGGCTAACGGTTTAAAAGATTTTTCTTCAACGTGGATATTCTTAGGCGGAACAAAACATCACTGGTCAAACCGCATTCAGTATAATTTACAGGACGCTTTTAGCAATCCATCTCTTTTAAATGGATGTTTAGGCTGGGACACAGACAGCGGAACAACTCGGCAATGGGGTGGGCAGTATTGTGGAAGGTTGCCACGAATTACAGGCGCATATGTTGATTAACTAACAACTAACCGCCGGAGCTTATCCGGCACGCTATTATAACCGCATTTGCGAAAAATAAAAAAGAGGAGGATTAAGATAATGAATACATATCAAGCACGTTTTTACGGACGGAAAAGAAATGCGATTGGTATCTTTTACCTTATCAACGCGATCGTTGAGGGCAAAGATGAAAAGGATGCGCTGTTAAATTTATATGATAAATACGAGCATATACAGAACGCAACTTTTACGTTGATTTCGGAAACGGCAGAAAAGGAGATAGGGAGATGAATAAAAGAGAAAAAAAGGTATTTATTGAAAGCATTACGGAAACCGTGAAAAACGATGTAATTAAACAAATTGATAAGCGGGGTGAAATATGAAAAGAAAAGGAGAAAAGATAATGAAAAAAAACGAAATCATCAATACAGTGGATTTTGATTATCCCTCTTGCGGGGGGATAATAATTACAAGAGGCCGCAAAAATTACACTTGTGAGCGGCTAAGTAATTACAGTGGCCACAACACAGGAGCGCGAGTTATAGTGCCAATCACACCGGCACGGGAAAAGTGGGATGAGGCTGATTGGGCAGAGGTAATCGATGTAATCCTGTATGAGGGTACAGATAGGATATACACCGATTGTAAGATATTGTCACGCGGATGTAAGGTGCGATAACCAACACATGTTTCAATCCACGCTCCCGCGCGGGGAGCGACAAACCAAGCTGTGCTATCGGCTACACGGGCAGAAAAGGGGCAAATAAAATGGGTGCTGATTTATACATAACAAAGATGGATAGGCGGCTTCAACGGAGTGAAAAAGTGGGCGGCTGAAATTATCCCGCTTATTGATGAAGCGTTTAACGAAGGGAGGTCAAACAATGAATAAGGAAACAATGAAGCGGGCAGGATATAGGCACGTTGCAACATTTTTCAAGGGTGAACATTTACTTGAAGACGTTGAAACGGGCAAGCGTGAATTATGGTTTGCCAACAAAAACCATGCGAGCTATGGGATTATATATAAGAATACGCATCTTGAGTTTTCTTATAGCATTAAGGAGGTTTAACCATGATTAAGATAATAAGTAAAGCAAGCGAAAAGGCCGTTGCTTATGTCAGCGAATACGATTTCAAGATTGACGAGCATAATATTTACGGCAAAGACGAAAACGGCGGGAAAGTGCATTATTCAAGAAGAGAGTTTTATGCGCTGAAAGAACCGCCGAAATTTATTGAAATGGCTTAAAGGAAAGTGAGGTCAAGTAATGAGAAAAACAAAAAAAGACTTTCAGGAATATTTAAACGAATTAGAGTCGCCGGAAGATGATAAAAGAAGCAACGGCGGAAGAATACCCGACAACGCTAAATATGGCGATTGGTTAAGGCGTAATGACCCGATAGCGTTTGAATGTGGCTTTTATGAATGGGCATTATAACAAAAAGGAAAGCGAGGCCGAATAATGAAATCAATAAACTTTGAACTTATGAAAGACAAACCAAAACTGGATATTCCTACGCTGAATTATGTTTGGGATATATTGTGGCGTTTTAAGGCATGTAATCTAAGAAAAAACGCAAAAGAACGTGCCTTATTTGCTGAATATGAAAGGCTGATGAAGCACATTAAAGAATTAGCGGAAAGTGAGGCCTAACAATGAAAGCAATAATTGAATTGAAGGTTGTGTTCTGGTTTATGGTTGTGATAAGTTTAATAATAATTTTAATTTAGGGGGGAAATTATGGACGATTTAAAGCTTAGAATTGCGGAGGTATTGCGAGAGGAATTATCAGAGGGCGATTTACTGGACGCTCAAGACTTCACGCCGGAAGATTGGGAAGAAGTTTTAAATGAGGCGTTAAAACCGGAAATTGAGGTTGAATTTATGGAGGCGCAAATATGAAAAATGAATGGACGAAAAAACTAGAAAAACAGGAAGCGGAAATTGAAACGCCAAAAATTGAGCTTGCGGATGTTTATGAAAAGTATTATAAACAAGAAGAACGGCACGAAACAGAGCTTTGCCAAGCTTTCGGAAGTGGGGCGTTTGTGATGTTTCTGATTGTGGCAATCGGGTTTGTTGTGGTTTATCTTGCCGGAAAAGTGATGGGGTAAAAGTATGAATGATGAAATGATTGAAATAAATGAATTGGCAGATATGGAAATTGAGAAATCAAAGGAAAAAATAGAACGCCTTGAGTCTTTGGTTTCTGCCCTAAAGCAGACAAACCGAGAGCAGTTGGAACTAATTGACAAGCTGATTAGGGATTGCCAAATTTTGGAAAGTGAGGCAATTTTTTACAAAGACTATTTAATTTATAAAGGCTTTGAATTGCCGGAAAGAAATTAAAATCTCTTCATGCCCGTTTGTGGCATCCTCCTTTTTCCCCGGTGGTAGAAATACTGCCGGGGTTTTATTTTAAAAGGGCAAGAACTACTCCGCTTTATACCACCACAATATGCAGCGTTTCGCTACCTTGCCCTGTTAAGTTTATTTTTTGGTTAGACAATTATTTCCTGAATGTCAACAATCTTGCCGCCCTGAATTATCACGTTTAAAAATCCTAAATCGTTAGGGTCGTAAGGCTCATTGTAGCCGGAAATACCGTCAATAAACAGTTTATAGAATGAGCCTGTGCAACAATACCATCTGCGGTCAAAATCAATATATCCTTCCGGCGTTTCATCTTGGTTGAGATACCTATGCTTTATTCCGTCCTCTGTATCTTGTAAATATAAAAGTTTGGCGGGTGGCACTACTGCTAACCAGTGAGCATGGCCGACTGCCATTAACTGACAATCGCCCATTTTATACTGAAGTGAGATTTTTAAAGCCGCTTTTTTATTTGCTTCACGCTGAATAAAATCCTTTGCGTTTGACCGGAAAACTTTATTGCCGTGAGCTATGAAGAACTTAAAGAGGGGCTTCTTCTTTTTAAAAAATCTTTTCTCTTTTTTAAAAAACAAAACTCTTGCCGACTCCGTAGCGTAAGGAATGTTTAACCCTTCACAGATTGACCGCCCGAAATTTATTGTCCGTGATAATTTGCGTTCATGGTTGCCTAACAATCCGCAGATTCCCTGTTCTTTGATAGGCAAGAACATACTAATCGCTTCTTTCGCCTGAAGTTCTGGAATTGGCTGCTCTGTGGTTTCAGTTTCGTATCTTTTATCATCTGTGGTTATTGCCTCAATCCAATCGCCTAAATGAATCCAAAAGCGATTAGGCTTTTTCTTGACGAAATCAACCGCCCTTTGTATTCCGGTAATGTGAGCCTTTTTGCTCCCGATATGCGTGTCGCTAATTAAAGCAATTTCACAATCCAACGGTATTTCTTTGATTATTCTTTCCATTTTCCGGCCACCATATACTTGTTCATGCTACTACAGTTCATACAAACCACGTTTTCATCATCAAGTAATTCGGCTTTGCAGTGTGTGCATAATCTGTTATCTTTGCGGTATTTCCGATATTTAACATTTCTTCTTCTGCTATCTCTTGCATCTCTTTCAGCGCAATCCTTACATCTTGTCTTTCCGGCAACTGCCCTTTGAGTGCAATTAACACACAATCCTTTTGACTTCTTTTTATCTCTGTGTTTTTTATCGCCCACTCTTTTTTTGCCTGACCAATCCTAAACAATAGGATTTTGTAATTTTCCAAACTGTGTTTACCAATAACCCTGCTACCATCAACGCTTCATCTGGGCGCATATAAACCGTGTAGTTTTCTTTTGATTGTGCGTCAAACCGTAAGCCGATACAGTCGCCCTTAAAAACCCTTTTCTTTTTTATATCACTTGGGGATAAATAATAAACGGCTATTTTCCGTCCATTTCCTTTAAACGATATGCTTTCTACTTCTCGCATTTTGCCTCCGGTAGATTATCTGTATCAAAATCATTTAGTAACTTAACTAATTCTTGCATTGTTTCTTTTAAATTATTGTTTAATCGTTTTCTGCCACTGATTAAAAATAAAGCTACTAAAACAATCCGTGAAACAATCTTTTTTGTTTTGTCGGTTAATCTTTCCTCCGCCCAATCTATTTGTTGTGCTGTGGCGTGACGGTCAAGCCCTAAAGTTTCAAGTTCTTTTGAGTTAATGTGTAGTAATTCGTGTGGCACAAGGTCAAATGGCACATCTGCTAGTTGGTCAAATACCTTTGCATTATAAGTCATGTCTGCACCGCAATAGGGAAATCGCGCTGAACAATCCATTGCGTATTCATTTGAATTTGTTCTGTCGGGCTTTAGGGTAATATCATGTTCTTGAAGTAAAAGAACCACTTTCCAGAGATTTATCCATTCCATAGTGTCTTTTTCAAAGTCCATAGTCGCCCCTTTGCAGAAATTCCCTTTCGTGCAGAAAAACCCGTAAATTACCAACTACGTATATTAATTGTTAGTTCCGGCGTTATGCCTTACACAAAAGCAGTGCCGCTAACGCCACATTTATAAGCAAACTAACCCAAAAAAGTATCCTGTAATCCCTTTTCTTCTTCAGTTTCTTAACAGGTATTGCTATCGGTATTTTTCTTTTTGGCTGTGCTAATGTCATATCAACTCCTTAATTCGCTATCGGGAAGCGTAACCCAAGACAAACCCCAATCCCAACATTTTTCTACGCTTCCCTCAATTAATTCGTTCATTTTTTTTATACCGAGTTTTGTTATAGACGGTATTCTGGTATATTCTGTGTTTCCGACCAAAACTGTTTCTGGTTTAAATTCGTCCGGCATAACTGATAGCTTTAATCTTGTTTCCCAACACTCTATCGAGTCGCCTGTGTTCTTTGAGAGAGCCGGAAGCAAAACGCCCTTCCACCATTTTATCTGCTGATGGGTAATAAACTCTTTAGGCGATAAAACTTGTAACGCCCCACCAACAACGCACTCCTTTAACAAATCCTGAAGCGGTTTATCGAATATGGGCTGACCTTCTCTTATAGACGTTACTTTAATGCTTTTCATTGCCTTGCCTTAATTTTTTCAACAAGCAATAATAGCTCTTGGTTGAATTCATTAATTTCTTTGCCAATTATTTCAATCAGCTTTTCGTTACGCTGAACTTCAATTATCAACGGTGGTAATCCTTCAAAGGCTGACATAAAATACCATGATTCTCGCTCCGTTACATAAAGGCTCATCTGTGTTTGCAAAAGATATTCCGTTGGAAGCGTGTTTTGTAAAAGATACTTAATATGAGTTTTCATCGTGGGGTTTTTTATTTCAATACCCTTTTTCTCGCCGATTAATCCATCCGGTGAGCAATGACATAATTTCCACTCATCTTTATAGACAAGGGCACATTGCTTGACTTCTATGTTATAAAGCATTTCAAATAAAGCCCTTGCCCCAGCCTCTCGCTCTTTTCCTTTCTGCATTGCTAAGCTCTGGAATGTTTCCTCTTGCTTTCCGGTTATCTTTTCACCGGCAAGTTGCAAAAGAAAATCCTCACGCTGTTTTGACCTTGCGCCGGTGGTGGTTATGATTTTGTCAATACTGCTTGCGCCAACATTACCAGCACAGGCAGCATACCATTCAGGCGAGTATTGCTCAAACTCATCAATAATGATGGGCATTAGATTTCCTCCAATCTAGCCAATGACTCATCAACCGTTCTTTCAATTACAGCCTCTAGCTCGGCAATAATTTTATTAATTGCCTTGTCTTTTGTGGACGGACATTTTTCTTGCATGTGTTTTATGATTGACTTAAAGTATAGGCTTGCTTTTTCCTTATCCGGCTTTAAGGCTTCTTGTCGTTTATTCTCCTCTTCTTGTCTAGCTTTTTCTTCGATTATTCTAGCGGCATCTATTTTTGCTTTTTCTGCCGCTTCTTTCAATGCCCTTTCAGCCGCTTCTTTTTTAGCAAGCTCTATGTCTTTTTCATGTTGGATACGCTCTTTTTCTTTAATAATTGCATCCTGTTCAGCTTTAATCTTTTCCTCTTTTATCCGTTGCGCTTCAGCTAACATGGCAAGACGTTGCGCTTCTTTTTCCTGTTCCGCTCTTTGCGCCGCTAGTTTTTCTTCTTCTTCTTTCTTCTTTGCCTCTTCGTCTGCAAGTCTTTTCTTTTCTGTATCTATTAAAGACTGAAACTTACCAGTAATTTCTTCAAACTGTTCATCGGAACAAGCATTGATTATTGCACTTGGAACACTGAAACTGGGCGCAAATGGAAGTAAATAATTAACGCTGTTAAACGTAATTCCCATTCCAAACAAGCGGTCTATTCGCTGCTGGATTCTTTGTTTTTCTTTTTCTTCCTCTTCTTTTTTGATACGCTCTTTTTCTTTTACAACAATATCTTCTTGCTCTTGCAAATAGTTTTCGACAGGTTCAAGAAGCCCGGTTATTCTTTTAGCTTCGGCATCAACAGCCCTTCCGTAATCAAGCGCATCTTGCTTTAGTTTTTTCCGCGTTTTTTCAATATCTACACGGCGGTTTTTAACGTCCATTCTTGCCCGATGTACTTGCTCATAGCCCTCGACATCTTGCGGATTTTTAACAACCAAAGACATATAATCAGCCTTGATTTTGGCTATCGCTGCATCGGTTATCTTGTATTCTGCTAAAGCTGTATCAATCATTTTTTTATCTGTCATTATTTAATCCTCCCTTTTGCTGCTCGTAAAGACGCCATAGCTTTTTCGTAATCAGCAGCCAAAATTTTGTCCACCGATTCAACAACCATGTATTTAAGGAATTTGGCCTCGTCAATTTCTTTCGCATTAATCATGTCAACGATTGTGCTTTTCTGCTTATCGCCAATATACACGGCTTCGCTTCCCTTTCCATCGTCATCCTCATAAGTGGCAAGACCTGTAAGCGCAAGAATCGTATAGCGTTCAAGATATGTTATTGTTGAACCCAACGCCTGAATATTGTTTTTACCACCTGAGTTATCAGGCGAAGCGGTTAAACTTGTTTCCTCAAAATGTCCGTTAACATGAGCAATCCGGCAAGTTACAGATACTTTATCCGCCTCTTGTGTAGTAATCCAACTTGCTGAGAGACCATGTTTGCTTAATTCCGTGTTAATTTTTTCAGTTACGTTTCCAAGTGAGGCATGGTTATATGCTGTCGTCCCTGCCGTTGTTTTATAACTTACCTTCTTGTCTTTATCAATTTCCGGTGGGTTTGCCTTAAAGGCGGTCATGGCCTCCCAATATGCCTTTTTTGCCTGTTCTTTTTCCCACGTTAAGTGAAGGTTCATTAATTTTTCTAGCTTCTCAATGTCCGCACCCTTTTCAATCGCAATATTCAAAAGGGTTAGCGGCGTTGACTCTCTCATCACTACTTCTTTTTGTTCAGCCATTTTCCGCCTCCATAATATTTCTAAAAAATGTTAATTCTATTTGGTTTATTAATTTGATTGTTAACCAATCCATTTTATCAGGACTTCTTAACACATCAAATCTATCTTCCAATAATCTCATTTCCTTTTCAGAAAAATCATGGATACTTAAACTAACCCTATCCGTTTTATCAAAACTTACAAGCATAAATCACCTCTCTAAAAAGTTGTGTCAACAATCGCAATTTCCGCCGGTGTAAAGCCGGTTACAGTAGCAATCTTTTCGGCAGTCATTTCAACAATCGCATTTGCTTCTTTTTGTTCAGCCATTTTTATTCTCCTCTGCGTCTACTTCGATTTCGGAAATAAAAAGATTGCCTCTTAGTCTAGCACGAATAGCTTGAGGCATGTCTTGTTCTTTCAGCGCAGACGCTATATATTTCCCGTTATCGTCAAACGCCATAAAAATACCATTTGGGTCTTGAAAGATTTTAAATTTCATAATGTCCTCCTAAAAAGGAATGTCGTCTTTGGGTGTTTCTGTTTCCATGTCACTTGCTAACCACTTACCAAATGCCGCAATCGTGGCCTTGTCGCTCCCCAATCCTATTGAAGCAGGAACAACCTTGTCTTGTCCGTAAATCTTTTTTGTTACCCAATTAGGTTTGTAGTTACCGTCTTTGTCTTTCCAACACTCAACAAGCGAAACAAAACCCTTTGGGCTTTCCGTCTTTTCTATAAATCTTTTTTCGTCTATCTGAAAGTGCATTTATTTTTCTCCTTCCCTTAATCTTTTTTCGTCTGCTTCGTCCTCATCGTGGGCTTCTCTGCGCTCACGTTCTTCAGCCATTTCTTCATAATCCGGCGGTGCTTCATAATATCCATAATCTTCTCGGCTTATGCTTTTCATAATTACCTCTCTTATTTTGGAAGCATTATACATAAACGGCATGCGCCTGTCAAGAACTTTTTTATTTACCCCAAATCTTTTTTCTTGACTTTTACTAATTAGTGGTGTATAAGACAAGACAAACAATGCGTGAAGGTAAAAGATGCCTAACCAGCAACCCTACTTTGCAAGGGAATACATCGCCTAGTTGCTTTGCTGTGGTGGCAAAAAATGACATAGGTGGGGCAGAGGATTCTCAAGGAGTTTCCAAGCACGTGCAAAATCCCCTTAAAATCACGCAGGGACGCATTGTTCATTTTTGGTGAACCTATGAAAAACATGAACGTCAACGGTATCTGCACCGCCGAAAACATTGAAGAACAAAAACAATGCTTGCATTATCGAAGAAGTTGTGTATATAAACACGAACTATGCGCTGATTTGAAATTTAACACGAAGCGGTGTGATAGTCGGAAAGCAAATAAAGAATGAAAAAAGGGTTATCAGATAGTAACCTACAATCCATGTGGCGAAAGGCGTGTAGAATAATCCACCGCAATAGATGTTTTGTGTGCGGCACGTCTGGGCTACAAACCACACTAGAAACTCATCACTATATCAAAAGAAATAATTTACTCACTAGACACGCTTGGCAGAACGGGTTTCCTTCTTGCGCCAAGTGTCATAGATACTTACACACAAAAGCCGGCGAACAAAAAATCGTTGCTTGGCTTGCTAAAAATAACTGGCTTGAATATCTACATGAAAGAGAAACCCAAAGCAAGCAGTGGTTTGTTGATCGTGGAATTACAAGAGATGATTATCTTCGTCAAATGTATAACGAATTAAAAAAAATTATTAATACAATAAAGGGGTGATAAAGGATTGATATATGGCTAGACCAGAACGACACGATGTTGATTATTTCCCTTTTTACGTCAAAGACGGAAAGACGTTGTTTGTTTTAGAGGGTAAATACCAAAGTAAGGGAACTGGATTTTTCTGTAACGTAATGCGTTTTCTGTGCACAACACCAGACCACCATTTTTGCATTAAAGACGAAGCTGATAGGCTTTTTTTCTTTACAAAAACTCATTGTGACGAAGAATCTGGGTTAGATATGCTTAATATGATGGCAACAACAGGAAAAATTCACAAGGAATTATGGAAAAATAACATGGTTATTGCCTCACAAGATTTTCTGGACAGTATCGCCCATGCCTACAAAAATAGGAAAAATCCTATAATCAAAATAGACGATATTTTAGTTTCTTACCAACAAAATGGTATAACTTACGAGCAAAACATAATAACTTCTGACGATAATACACAAACTAAACTAAACTATACTAAACTAAATAATAGTATAGTAAAAAAATTCAAAAAACCTTCTTTAGAAGAAATCACTCTTTATTGCCAAGAGAGAAAAAATAATATCAAACCACAATATTTTATTGATTACCAAGAAGCAAGGGGTTGGAAGTTAAAAGGCGGCCAAAAGATAAAAGACTGGAAAGCTGTAATAAGAACGTGGGAAGCTAACGGCAAGAAATATGCGCCGCCGAGTGCACCCAAACAAAACTATTTTGAGCCTGTTAATTGCCCTAAGTGCGGAAAGCGAATTGTGGTGAAGGGTGACTTAACCAAAGATGGGTGTGTGTATTGTCCATAACGAAAAACTCAGCCGATCGCTGCGCTCCGGCTGCATGGACTTGTTAAGTGATTTTTAATATTTTTGGAGATTATATGATTGGCTATCACGTGACAACCACAAAAAAACTTGAACGATATAAAATTACAGGAGGGATTTTACCGCCAGTAAGGTTCTGGCCTAATGATTTTACGGCAAAGAAGTGGGCAAAGAAAACATTGAGGGATGTGATTTTACGGATTGAGTGCATTGATTCTTTCCCTCTTCCAGACCATAAACCGGCTAGATGGACACCGGAAATAGTAAGGTGTTTTAATATTCACACATAACGAAAAGCTGAGCCGCTTTTTGGCTCTAGCGCCTTGTTGGGCGCCTTTGATAAAGAAAGTGAGGTAACATGCCACAAATAAAGTTTTCGCATAAATACCAAAAGATTTTAAACAGCCATAATGATGTTATTGAAACGGCTGTTCTTCT